CATGAGATCAAGCTAGTCAATGGCTCGTTCATCAAGGGCATCCCTGCATCGGAGCCTGAGCGCTTTCGTGGCCCTCAATTCCACGGTGGATGGCTCGACGAGTTGGCCGCATGGGAATACCTGCAAGACTCTTGGGACATGATTCAGTTTGGTATTCGTTTGGGTAAGCACACCAAGCTGATCTGCTCCACCACGCCAAAGCCAAAGGATTTGATCCTTGATCTGGTTGGCCGCGAGGGTGACGACGTGACGGTGACCAGGGCATCGACCTACTCGAACATTAAGAATCTGGCGCCATCATTCCAAAAACAGATTCTTCAGTACGAAGGAACCAATTTAGGCCGCCAAGAGATCCATGCTGAGTTGATCGACATGGAGGAGAGCGGCATCGTTAAGCGACCATGGTTCCGATTGTGGCCAGACGGTAAGCCCTTCCCTAAGCTTGAGTACATCTTGCAAAGCTATGACTGCGCAACCAGTGACAAGACATACAACGACCCCACGGGCTCGATCACCATGGCCGTATTCAAGCCCCAAGATGGCGGCATGTCGGTGTTGATCCTTGACTGTTGGCAAGAGCACCTCCAGTACCCTGATCTGCGCCCCAAAGTGATCGAGGAGTTTGAGGTCGTTTACGGTGAAGGGCGCGACAAGAAGCTCGTTGACCTGTTACTAGTTGAGGACAAAAGCGCAGGCATCAGCTTAATCCAAGACTTGCAACGCGCCCACCTGCCAGTGCATGCATATAACCCTGGGAAGGCAGACAAGGTGCAAAGGCTATCGATTGTGGCCAACATCATCAAGGCAGGCCGTGTATGGATACCTGAGTCAAGTAAGCGCAAAGGCTTTGTAAGGGATTGGGCAGAAGGCATGGTCAGCCAGATCTGCAGTTTCCCTGAAACAGCCCACGACGAATTTGTGGACTGCATGAGCCAAGGACTGCGCTATCTCAGGGATGCAGGATGGATCAGTATCGATGCCCCACCAAGGGAGGACATTCTCCAAGAGGACATTGATGACGCTGAACTGTATAACAGGAAGGGCCGACAAAACCCTTATTCAATGTAAAAATACTAGTTCAACTAGTAACACTTTAGTTTAATGGAGAGCAAATGGATGGCAGAAATATACCAGACGATAACTATAGGAAAGTCCTCCACCTTGACGGTTCAAGAATCACTCTGTCAGACCACAAGTTTGAATTCTCAGTGTTGCCGCGAAGCGAAATCAATGAACAACAAACGGTGCAATTGTTTAGAGAGTGGATCAGGTGGAGAAAAGATCAAGAGAGACTGCGCGAGCTTGGGGCTCTGTCAAGGTGATGCGCGTTGCGATGATTGTCCGAGCATAGGATAATGGCACAATGAATAAGCCCAAAATTTCATCGGTAGGACAAATGCGCCATGAATTGTTTGCCAAAGGTGGCAAAGTAGATGTTAGGCCAACAGTTCAAGACCCGAACTTACAACGTCGCATACCTGAGATGGAAGATGCGGCTAAAGCCTTCCATTCTGGTGAGATGAGCAAGAAAGACTATGACAAGGTAGTCAACAAAAACAAGCCTGTAAAAGCTTACGATTTTGTTCCTAAGCCTGCATCAGATGAGGATGCTAAACGGGCATTAATGGCCAACAAGCAAGAGAAGTGGCGTGGCCACGAGTCTTGGCCTGCAGGTCACAAAGTGGGACTGCGGCTTGATATCCCTGCTTACGAGCACCATGGTGTGTGGGTCAATTCAATACATGATGAGACTGCAGATAAGCGCCCAACATCATATGGGCCAGTATCATCGGTTAAGAATGCTGAGTTTGATCCAAAGCCTGAGAAGGGTATTCGTGTGGCCACTGGTGAGCAGAACAAAGCACCGTTTGCACGGATTGTTGGAGAGCTCCACCACATGCATGAGGACGAAGCGGTCAAGCATGCACAAAAGTATTTAAACCACCCTGAATGGACTCAGGTTGGATATGATCCACGCAGGCACGGGTACTTCTATGATCGCAAGACAATGAAGCCTGTAAGCCATGCGGAGCATGTTGTTCAAATAGGGCCATTGGTACTGGCAAAGAATGTCAAGCACAAGAAGGCTGATAGCTACTCGAGTGGTGGCATTACACATAAAGCAAATGGAGGATTGATGGATACTACAAACTCACTGGCCAAGATGCGCTTTGAAATAGGTCGGCATAAGAACCCTGAAGTCATGGGTAACATTGGTGTTGATGAAGCGGTGGACATTGATCCAAAGATTTTTGTGAACCCTAATCCGAACTCGCCTGGATTGCCTGATGTTGGTGGCGTCAAGACTCCTGATGGAGCGTTGCCTGTAGGTGGCGTGGACATGAACCCACAACAAGCGGGTCAGCAAATGATGCCCCAAGCCCCCCAAGCCCCACAGCAAGGTCAACCACAAGGCGCTCCACCAAGCATGGCACCTGCAGGATCGGGAGCACCACAAGGCCCAAGCAATATTCTAAGCTTGACACCACAAGGGCAAGCAATGAATGCTATGCGGCCACCACAAGGGCCAATGGCACAAAAGATGGCCAAGGGTGGACAACCCACCATAGCTCAAATGAAAAATGAGTTGCATCATTTTGCTCAAGGTGGAAGCGAAAAGGACGATGGTAGTTCGACTCGCATACATGTGCCTGCTCGTGGCCCTAATGGTGTCAAAGGCATAAAGGTGCCACGTCACATGTGGGAAGGCAAAGTCTACGGCGGTGTAGGCCCAAAGAAAGGCCAGAAGGTCGAGGGCATGAAAGACATCAACGAGGCCAGAGCTGAAGTATATGGCTCTGAGCATCGTCAGCCACTGAACATTGGACAGATCGGTAAAGCTCATCGACAAGCTCTTAATGAGCACTTTGCAAAACCACTTGAAGAACAGACTGCGGCTGAAAAAGAAGCACTTGATAGGCTAAGGAAAGCCAAACATATTGGCTCCAAAGCTAACACATTGGACGAAAGCGAAAAGCTAGATACAGTTCGCCATGAGACAGATGACGAAGGACGCACCCATGTGGGCTATGCATCCAAGGGTGTGGCAGGCCATGCCTTGTACACGTCTGGTCATGGAAAGGATGCAGAGCATCACATACTTAACACATGCCCTGGTCAAACGGAAGGGTGTGGCGGTGGCATGGATGAAAACGGTGTTGTGGACACCAGTAAAGGAACATGTTTCGCGCCTAATGCTGAGTCACAGTATGTAAACGCGGCAGTACGTCGTGCATCCCATGCACAAGCCAAGCATGACCCTGCGATGACCCGTGATTGGATTCTGGCTCACACTGGCTCATTGCGTGAGGCCGCAAACCAAGCAGACAAAAAGAATCAGCGTTTGTTGTTCCGTCCTAACGTGGTGGACGAGACTGACACATCATCACGCCATGTATTGCGTCATTTGAATGAGCAACGTAAAAAGGATGACAAGCCACCAATCATTGCTAACAGCTATGGCAAGACCAATGAGTTGCATGACCCTGAGAATGGCTACCATGTGACTCATTCCAATGTCGGCCCTAAGACCAAGCATGGTAAAGAAGTGTCTGAAAACATTGGCCGTGACAAAGCTCGTGTGCGCAATACGGTTTTGGCTCATGACAACAAAGGTCACTTTACGAATGAGCAAGGCAATAAAACGCCACCTAAAAATTCGTATATGGTCACCAATGTCAAGCGTGGTTCTCCTTTTGACAAAGAGATGCAAAACACCATTACGCATGCCAAATATTGGTCGNNAGGCCGTCCTCTAAATGAGTTAAATGAAATGGAGAAAGACGAAGGAGAAGAAGGCCATTACAACGCCAAAGGTCAACGCACCACTCCAGATAAGTCTCATTATGGACATGCTGTTGTAAACGGCAATCGATACGATTATCAGAAGCAACACATTTTACATCCACGCCTTGTGCAAGTGGGCACCAACAAAGATGGTACGCCCCACATGATTCCTACGGATTCACGTTTCTTGGACAACAAAGAGTTGGACAAAACTATTCCTAGAGAGAAGCAATTTAAGACTAGNAATGGTAAACGCGCAGGTTTAATTTTGATGACAACACCTACTGAGTCAACACCCAATCACTTGCATCATTCTTCATTTACTCACGATGTCAACCCAACTCACATTGAGTACGCAAAGAAAAACAATGGTGAATATGANATTGATCCACCATTGGCTCAAGAGTTTTCCAAGGGCAAAGAGTATGTGGCTCCTCAACCCATTAAAATCATGCGCAAAGCCAAAGGTGGACAAGTGATTGGTCATAAGATGGAATACAACGATGATTTCAATGCTTTCCCAGAACAAGACTTTTTGTCACAACATCATCTCGCCGCTCGACGCGCAAACAAAGTATAAGGATCAATAATGGCAGACGATATCAATATTGACGAACAAGACGACGGCTCTGCTGTTGTAGACATGCCAGAGATGGACATTGATGAACTTCCCGATGGTTCAGCTATTGTGGAGGTGGATGATGGCCCTGAATTCAATCCAGACTTTTACGATAACTTGGCTGATTCAATCAATACGAGTGATTTGTCTGAAATTGTGTTTCGTTACCGTGATTTGCTTGAGTCTGACAAAGAAGCTCGTGAACTAAGGGATAAACAATATGAAGAAGGCATTAAACGCACAGGCATGGGCAACGATGCCCCAGGCGGCGCCACCTTTATGGGCGCATCCAAAGTTGTCCACCCTGCCATGGCAGAAGGCTGTGTTGACTTTGCCGCTAGAGCAATCAAAGAGCTCTTCCCACCCGATGGCCCAGTTAAATCCAAGATTGTTGGAAAACAAGACGACATCAAAGCCGCAATAGCTGATCGCAAAGTAGATTTTTTGAACTGGCAGATTACCGAGCAGATTCAAGAATTCAGGGATGAGCAAGAGCAATTGTTGACCCAATTGCCTTTGGGTGGCTCACAGTACATGAAGCTGTGGTACGACGAAGAGAAGAAGCGCCCTTGCATTGAGTTTTTGCCGATTGACCGTGTAATCTTGCCTTTTGCGGCAACCAATTTNTACACGGCTCAACGTGCGGCTGAAATTCATGAGATCACTCAATATGAGATGGATCGTCGTATTTCATCTGGCATGTACCGCGACATTAGTTATGTGCAGGCCACAGAAAATGTTGAAGAAGGCAAAGTAGCCAAGGCAAACAACAAGATTGAAGGTAAGCAATTTGAGTCCAACAAAGACGGATTGCGCAAGGTTTACCACATTTACACCTATCTTGAGTTGGAAGACGACCACGAGACTAAAGGTAAAAGCGCGCCGTATATTTTGATGATTGATGAGTTGGACAATGAATGTCTAGGCATCTACCGTAACTGGGAAGAAACTGATAAGACCATGACCAAACTGGATTGGGTTGTGGAATTTAAATTCATTCCATGGAGGGGTGCATATGCAATTGGTCTACCGCATCTTATTGGTGGCCTTTCTGCCGCTCTTACTGGTAGTCTTCGCGCTCTATTGGATAGTGCTCACATTAATAATGCGGCAACCATGCTCAAGCTCAAGGGAGCCAAGATTAGTGGGCAAAGTCAACAGATCGACGTTACTCAAGTAGTTGAGATCGAAGGCGCACCAGGCGTCCAAGACATCAGGCAAATTGCAATGCCTATGCCATTTAATCCACCCTCACCCGTTCTATTTGAGCTTTTAGGCTTCTTAGATAAGGCCACAAGCTCCGTTGTGACCACGGCGGAGGAGAAGATAGCCGACGTCAATGCGCAGGCTCCTGTGGGCACTACACAAGCTTTGATTGAGCAGGGATCACAAGTCTACTCATCAATCCATGCTAGGTTACATGCGTCACAAGCGCGTGTTCTTAAAATCCTATGCCGTCTAAATCGTTGGTATTTTGACGACATGCAAAAAGGCGACATCGTTACCGATTTGGAAGTGACGCGCGAAGACTTTGCTAAGAACACGGACGTCGAGCCAGTAAGTGATCCTCACATATTCTCAGAAACTCAGAGAATGGCTCAGAACCAAGCTGTATTGGCTTTGGCTGAAAAACATCCTGATCAATTCAAAATGAGTGCGGTGATTGCTCGTTTGCTCAAACAAATGAAAATACCGAATGTGGAGCAGATCATGAACGATGTGCCTGCACCAGAACAAAGGACATCGGCTGATGAGAATGCGGCCATGCTATTGGGTCAGACTGCATATGCATATGTTCAGCAAGACCATATTGCGCACATTCAAGACCACTTGCAATTTGGTATGAATCCGTTCTTTGGCCAATCTCCGTTTGCTGATCCTAACTACTTGAACAACTTGATTGAACACATTAAGCAACACATGACATTGTGGTATATCAACCGTTCCAATGGTTATGTGGAAGATGCAACAGGTAAGCCAGTGGACGACTATGAGGATCCAAACTACACACCAACCATCGACAAGATTTACACGACGATTGGTGCTCATGTGATGTTGGACACGCAACAAGTGTTTAGTCAGTTTATGCCTGCATTCCAACAATTGATTCAAATGTCTCAACAACGCAAGAATGCTCCTCCTGCATTGCCACCTGACGCGCAAGTTGTTAAAGACACAAGCACTGCTGAAACGCAACGCAAGACGGCCAAAGATCAAGCTGATGCACAAATTGCACAAGCCAAGTTAGCGGCCGACACTAAGAAAGTACAACTCGAAAACCAAACTAAAGTGGCTATCGAGAATGCAAAATTGACGCATCAGACAATCCAATCATTGGCTGATGCCCAATCGCAGGCACAACCTGCGCAACCCATGGCACCACAAATGCCGCAACCCCAAGGAGAACCAAATGGCAACATCTGATGCAGAACAAAAAGGGCCAGAAGTGCGTTATCACACTCGTATGGCTCAAGGCGTAAAGCTAGATGGCACAAGTCTTGAGCCCAAAGGTGGAAGCAAAACTTCTAACCATGAAAGCAAAAAGTCTGGTGGCTTATCTCACGCTAGTAAGAAGAAATGATTGAAGCATTGATCCATAGGATCAAGATACGCCAAGCAGAACTGCAGGTTTCCCTATCACATGGGATTCCGCAGAGCTTCGAAGCGTACCAGCGTATGGTTGGTGAATATGCAGGCGTTCAATACGTCTTGGATACCATTGACAATATGTTAGAAGAAGAGAAAGAGTTCGATTAACCAATGCGCTGAAAAGTGCGAATATGCACCTGAGATATGGTGTGAAGGAAAAATATGACTGAAAGCAAACCTATCCCTACCATCGAGGGTAAGGCAGGAACACCCGATCCAGCAGAACTGAATTGGGCCTTTCCTGAAGTATCGCCAGGACAAGCTCCCTACGGCGGTCGAGTGATTGTTCAACTTCGTCGAATAAAGAAGAAGTCTGGAATGATCATCATTGTTGATGAAACCAAAGAAAACGAAAAGTGGAACAACATGATCGGTAAGGTCGTGGCTATTGGGCCGCTTGCGTTTAAGAATCGAGACACTATGCAACCATGGGCTGAAGGTTCTTGGGCTGAGATTGGTGACTTTGTTCGAGTTCCTAGATGGGGCGGTGATCGTTGGGAGCGCATGGATCCCAATGAAACAGACGACGGATCAAAAGAACCTGTTTTATTTATGACAATTAACGACCACGAATTGATTGCGAAAGTCACAGATGACCCGCTATCGTTCAAAGCCTATGTTTAAGGGGTAAAAAATGGCTGATAACACACAAAAAGATGACGATTTAGCAGTTATAGAGGCGCAAGACGGCTCTGCAACAGTAGATGTACCTGAATCATTACTGGCTGAAGAGCCTACTGATGAGCAAAACGGGTTTGACCGAGCAAAAGAAGGCGGTAATGTATCGGCTGACGCCGATGCAGACCATCCTGATGATGATGACGAACTAAGAGCGGCAAAAAGAAACCGTCGAAGGGCTAAAAAAGACCTAGTTCGCAAGACAAATCAAGAAAAAGATGTTCGATTACAACAATTGGCTCGTGAAAACGAAGAATTCAAACGTCGTTTAGGTCAATTGGAACGAAATACCAAGGCAGAGCAGGTAGTTCGTATTGAAAAGAACATAGAAGACGCTCAAACACGTCTTGAATACGCCAAAATGAAGCTTGCAGAGGCCGCAAGCATGAATGATGGCCAAGCAATGGTTGAGGCACAAACTCTTTGGCAGAATGCCCAAAAAGAAGTTGATCATTTAGGGAATTTAAAGTTACAAGCTGACAGGGAGTTAAGTCGTCCACAGCAAAATGACGAAACAGACCCTGCAGTTCAACGCCGTGCAAATGATTGGGTACGCCGTAATACTTGGTACGATTCCAATCTACGCGACCCTGATAGTAAGGTGGCAAAAAAGATCGATGAGCTTATGGTTGCACAAGGTTGGAACCCAAAAGATCCCGATTATTGGGACGAACTTGATAGCCGTTTGCAAAAAGAATTGCCTCACCGTTACAATGACCGTAATGACGACGAAATCCGTAATGTCAGACGACCGAGGAATGTTGTGGGAAGTGCAGGAAGAGAAGCATCAGCCGCCTATGGGGGATCTAATCGCTCCCAGTTTGTACTTTCGCCTGAAAGGGTGAAAGCTATGAAGGATGCTGGCGCTTGGGATAATCCTGAACGGAAAGCTCGCATGGTTAAGCAATTTATTGCTTATGATCGTATGAACCGCAACAATTAATCTAAGGGGAAAATATTATGGAATCACGTCTCAAAAAATCTTTGAATGCTAATGGCCGCCAAGACCGCTCGAACGGGGAAGCAAGTCATTCAGCACCAGAAGACAAGTTCATTTCTGCGCAGGAACGTAAAAAAATGTGGAGCGAGGAGTGGACGCAATCAGCATTGCCAAAGTTACCCAATATGGATGGGTGGCATCCTTGCTGGCTTTCGACAACCAACAGCTACGATTCAATCGATAAGCGGATTCGCCTTGGTTACGTTCCCGTGAAAGCGGATGAGTTACCAGGCTATGAAGATTACCGTGTTAAATCAGGTGAGCATGTTGGGTATATATCTTGTAACGAGATGTTATTGTTTAAGATACCTATGGAAATTTTCCAAGAAGTTATGACACACATGCATCACGACAAACCTCGTGAAGAAGCAGAAAAAGTAATGGTTCAAATGGAAAACCTGCAGGGACAACGTGACAGTAATGGTCGTCGCTTGATGGAGATTGAAGGCGAGGGTATTGGCTCTATTGACAAGCAACCAAGCAAAATGCCCATCTTTGCGGGCTAACTTTAAAGGAGAAATTTATGTCTAGTACTAATGCTCCGTTTGGCTTGCGTCCTGCGTTCCACCCTTCTGGATTGGATCGCGCACAGGCGCTTGCTAACGGTATTACATCAGCTTACAGCACCAACATTCTGAAAGGGCAACCTGTTGCTTATTCAGCATCGGCAGGTGTTATTGTTCCCATCACAGCAAACAGCACACAAGCCACATGGTCTGGTGCATTTGCAGGTGTTGAGTGGACTGATACAACTGGTCGTCGTCGTGTGAGCAACTATTGGCCTGCCAATACTGCCTATACAACTGGATCATGTGTAGCTTATTTCTACAACGATCAAAACATCGTTTACGAAATTCAAGCTGACGGTTCAATGGCTCAGACCACAATTGGTAACGAATATTTGTTTACCAACGTGACTGCAGGTTCTACTACTACTGGTTTGTCTCAAGCAACTTTGGGTGCTTCGAGTGCTGTTGGTAATGGTAATCCTGGTCAAATGCGCGTCGTTGATTTAGGTCAAGGGGTGGACAATGCGTGGGGCGATTCCTACACAGTTGTTCGTGTTGTTAACTCTGCTTCTCAGTTCTTCGGTACTGTGAACGCAATTGCATAATAGGAGCTAAATCATGGCCGCACCAATGCGAAGTACGGATTTCCGTTCGATTGTTGAACCAATTCTTAACGAATGTTTTGACGGAGTCTATGACCAACGTGCCGACGAGTGGAGCCGAGTGTTCCGCGAAGAAGACGGTATTCCCCGTAACTACCACGAAGAGCCTGTCCTTTATGGATTTGGCGCCGCACCACAACTTCCTGATGGCACACCAGTGACCTATCAACAGGGTGGTGTATTGTTCCTTCAGCGTTACCTCTACAAAGTGTATGGCTTGGCCTTTGCACTGACTAAGGTTCTCGTTGAAGACGGCGACCACATCCGTTTGGGCCAAGTTTATGCACGTCACCTTGCACAGTCTTTGGTTGAAACCAAAGAGTTGTTGTCAGCTAACGTGTTGAACACAGCCTTCAATAGCTCTTACCCTGGCGGTGATGGCGTGTCTTTGATTAACACTGCACACCCTATCGTCAACGGTACATTCAGCAACCAATTGAACACAGCCGCCGTTTTGTCTCAAACATCTCTCGAGCAGATGTTGATTCAAATTCGTCAAGCAGTGGACAACAATGGTAAGAAGATTCGTTTGGTTCCACGTCAACTGATCGTGGCCCCAGGCAATATCTTCCAAGCTGAAGTGTTGTTGAAATCTGTTTTGCGTACAGGTAACGCAAACAACGACATCAACCCAATCAAGTCTATTGGCTTGCTTGACGAAGGTGCCGCTGTATTGTCACGTTTGACTTCATCCACTGCATGGTGGGTTCAAACCGATGCTCCCGAAGGCTTCAAGCTTTTGATGCGTCGTCGTTTGGAGAAAACCATGGAAGGTGACTTCGAGACTGACACAATGCGTTACAAGGCTACAGAGCGTTATGCGGTTGGTTTTACCGATCCACGTTGCGCTTACGGTACGCCTGGAGTGTAAAAAAAGTGGGGTCGGCGTAAAAACCGACCCTTTTTTAAAACCTGAGTGGTTCATGCCACAAGGAGAAAAAAATGCCTCAATTTAGTGATGATCTGTTTCTAGGTACCGCACAAGGTTATATTGGTACCAACAACACAAATGCTGAAGCCGTTATTACTGGTTCCGTTTCTGGCACCACAATGACAGTAACAGCAATGAACTCTGGTGATTCTTTGGTACTGGGACAATATGTCAATGGTACTGGTATTACCGCAAACTCTTACATTACGGCCTTTGTGTCTGGTGCAGGTGGAACGGGTACTTACACTCTAAGTGCATCTTCATCGGCTACTGGCTCAATAACAATTTATGCGTCTGGTAATGCAGGATTAAATGATCCTTCTCCGATGGAAGTCGGCGTAGGCCCATTAGGTCGTGAATATGTTTGGGATGTAATTCCACAAACTTTGCAAGCCGCAAATATTGCCGCATCACAAACCCCTGTTGCCGCAGGTAACTTGACTTTGACTGCAGGTACTTCTGCTAAGTCTGTGACTCGTACTGATGGTACATCTGTGATCCAATTGGATGTTGCCCGTGCAGTAAAGGTAACTACAGGTACTGCTACAGGTTCTACGTTAGCAGGTGTTGCAACAACTGGTACTGCTGGTCAAATTTCCTTTACTTCCAACGCAAGCGTGTTTACTGGTCAATATGTGACTGTGTCAGGCACTGCAGGTGGTACTGGTGCAATCACTGGTTACTCTAATCCTACAACCTATATTTTGTCCGCAGTCACAGCGACAAGTGCTACATTGCTGACCACATCAAGTGGCGCAGTTGCAAGTACTGCTGGTACGATTACAGGTTTGACATTTACTTTAGGTGCCGCTCCACAAGTAGTTACCGTTTCTGGTTACGACTACTATGGTCAAGCAATGACTGAAGCAATCACATCATCATCATCAGTTTCTACTGCGGTAAATGGTAAAAAAGCATTTTATCAAATTAGTTCCATTGCAACTGCTGGTGCTACAGGTACTGCTTTGACTGTTGGTACAACCGACATTCTTGGTTTCCCTTTACGCACTTTTGATGCTGGTTATGTTGTTCGTGTTGGTTGGAACAGTACCTTGGCAAACGATGCAGGAACATTTGTTGTTGCTGATATGACAACACCTGCAACATCAACCACTGGTGATGTTCGTGGAACTTATGTGCCTTCAAGTGCTACAAACGGTATCAAGCGTTTGGTAGCGGTGATTGCATTACCTGGTATTGCAACTGGCCCCAATGCTACCCGCACTGGTGCTCTTGGCGTAACCCAAGCTTAATAGGAGGCATTCATGTCTAGTTTTAAACCAATGGTAAAAATGTACACCGATGAGCCTGCAGTATCACTGAAGCTCAAAAAAGGTGGAAAAGTAAAAGCCAAGCACCACAAAGAGCACGAAGAGCACGGCCACAAAGCCATGCATCATGCTAACAAAGGCATGCATGAGGCTTTTGAGTCTGAACACGGAAATGCTCCTAAAAAGCCTTCTATGTCTGAGCGCCGTAGGGCTATGAATCCCAATTTGTACGCTAAAGGCGGCAAAGTGGCTCATAAAGGCATGGGTGGCCCAATGGTCAGAAACCCAAATGCAATGCTTGATCCTTCTATCCTTGCGCGTAAAGCCGCAATGGGTAAGGCAATGGCAGGCATGGGTGGAAAGCCTGGTATGGGTGGCAATCCTATGATGGCCAAAAAAGGCGGTTCTGCTCACAAGTCTGAAATGGCTGAAATGCATAAGATTGAGAAAGAACTCAAACACCACGAAGGCATGAAGGCTTCTAAAGCTCATCATGGTCTCAAGCATGGTGGCAAAGTCCACCATATGACTGGTCATGCTGAAGGTACTCATGAGCACCATAAAGCTATGGCTAAACATTATGCTGAGAAGTGCAAAGAAGGCGGTTCCGCTCATATGCATAAAATGCATGAGCACCACAAGCACATGGCTAAGATGTGCAAAGGTGGTAAGTATGCTTCAGGCGGTGCAATTGATAAGGCAGAAACCAAAACGACTATCGAAGGAAATGCAAAGAAATTTGTTAACGATATTCATGATGGTGACCATGCCGATCACACCAGTGGAAAGTCTGGCATTGTGAAATTGGGCAATGCAGGTGGTTTCAAGCATGGCGGTCATGCTCACAAGAAGTACGCTAAAGGCGGTCGTGCTACAGGAACTTCTATTCCTAGCGAAACCAATGAGAGCGAAACTCGTGGCAAGACTGAAATGGGTGGAACCATTGAAGGCAATGAGCACTACTATGAAAATACTGACTTGCACAGCGGTCGTCCATTCAGCGGTTCTAAGACCACTGGTGGCGTCAAGATGGCTAATGCAGGCGGTTTCCGTCATGGTGGCAAAGCCAAAATGCACCACAAAGCTGATGGCGGCGCTATCGACAAGTATGAGACACGCAACACAGTTGAAGGTGGAAATTGGGAAAATCGTC